GGAAATTGACTTAGAGATCTTAGACATGTTAATCAGAAACGCAGATACTACTTCTCTCTGGAGTGCTAAAATCGCGCGTGAAGTAACTGACACAGGTGCTCATACAGACCTTTCAACAGGTGTATATTACACTAAAATGTCTTGGTTCCAAACTTTAGGTATTAAATTACAGAAAGTATCAAACATTATTCACCAGAAAACTCTTAGAGGTGGTGCTAATTGGATGGTAATTTCTCCAAAAATGTCTACAGTACTTGAATCTATCCCAGGATTTGCAGCTGACTCTTCAGGAGACAGTGACAAATACAACATGGGTGTACAAAAAGTTGGTGCAATTAACAACAGATATACAGTTTACAAAAACCCTTACATGACAGAAAATACTATCTTGATGGGTTATAAAGGATCTCAATTCCTTGAAACTGGTGCTGTATTTGCTCCATACATTCCATTAATCATGACTCCATTAGTGTACGATCCAGTATCATTCACGCCAAGAAAAGGTATTATGACTAGATATGCTAAGAAAATGGTAAGACCTGATTTCTATGGTAAAGTAATTTGTCACGATTTAAACGAGCTGTAAGCAGTTAGTTTAACTATACATTAAAGAGAGCCGCATTAGCGGCTCTTTTTTTTATATGTATAACAAAACGTTATATAAATGGTTAAACAAAATATGGCTAAAAAGCCCCCAAAAGGTTCTATAAGATTTTCACTTTCACTTTCTGAAGAACAAAAAGCAGCAAAACAGGCAATTTTACACCACCCTTACAACTTTATAGTTGGAAAAGCAGGTTCAGGTAAAACATTGTTAGCTTGTCAAGTTGCATTAGACATGTTTTTCAAAAAACAAATAAATAAAATCATCATAACAAGACCTACAGTGTCAACTGAAGACAATGGATTTTTACCTGGTTCAGAAAAAGAAAAAATGGAACCATGGATAGTACCCATTAAATCTAACATGCGTAAAATTTACAACAAACCTCTTATTTTAGAAAAAATGGAAAAAAATGAGGACATTGAATTAGTTTCTTTAGCCCATTTTAGAGGTAGAACATTTGAAAATGCAGTTGTAATTGTTGATGAATTTCAAAATTTAACTCGTTCACAATTTAGAATGGCATTAGGTAGATTAGGAAAAGGATCAACATTAATATTTTGTGGAGACAACCAACAAATTGACCTTAAAGATAAAAATTATTCAGCAATTCATGATGTGTCTAAAATATCACCCTCCCAATATGTTTATAAGAGAGTATTAGAAGATAATCATCGTCATGTAGCAATAGATGAAGTATTTGAATTATTAAACGGAATGTAAATTTTCCGTATTTTCTTCATATTTATATAGGAACAACCTAATCCAATTAAAAATGGCAAACATCCCTATATGGCCCGGCTCATCTTCCTTTGACTCATCATTAACACCTTTTTCGTTTTATGATACAGACAATGACTTTACTTCATCAGCAGTACAAACAGCAGATTGGTGTGCTAAACGTTTAGGATATCCATTAGTAGACGTTGAATTACAAGCAGTTAATTTTTTCACTTGTTTTGAAGAAGCAACTAACGAATATGGTGCTCAATTATATAATTTTCAAATAATAAATAACTTTCAGTCTTTAGAAGGAAACTCAACTGGATCTAATTTTAATAACCAACTAATTACTCCTAATATGGGGGGCACAATTAATGTGTCTGAACAATATGGTAGTGAAGTAGATGGTGGAGGTGGAGATTATGAAATACAAAGAGGATCTATAAATGTAACTAGAGGAGTACAAAAATATGATATATTAACATCTACTAGTTCTTCACTTAGTGGGTCAGAAGCTATCTATATAAAGAAAATAATGCATTACCAACCAGCAGCTATTAATAGATATTTTGATCCATACGCAGGTACAGGTACAGGAATCCAATCTTTAATGCAATCTTTTGGGTTTGGTAATTATTCACCTGGTGTAAACTTTATGTTAATGCCTTTAAGTTTTGATTTACAAAAATTACAAGCAATTGAGTTAAATGATACAATTAGAAAATCAGGATATCATTTTAATGTAGAAGCAAATAGATATTTAAAATTATTCCCTATACCTAATAAAGATTATAAATTACATTTTGAATATGTAGTACAATCAGTAGCAAACAACCCAGTAAAAAACACAGCTCCTAACTTAATAACAGACATATCAAATGTTCCCTACACTAATCCAACATATGCTTATATAAATGAACCAGGAAGACAGTGGATCAGAAGATATGCATTAGCATTAGCTAAAGAAATGTTAGGAAGTATAAGAGGTAAATATGGTACAATACCAATTCCTGGATCTGACACAACATTAGACCATACAAGATTATTAGCTGAAGCTAAAGAAGAAAAAGCAACATTAATAACTGAATTAAAAGAATTACTTGAAGAAACTACAAGATTAAAACAACTTGAAAGAAAAAACCAAGAAGCACAACAAACACAAGAAACATATTATAAAATACCTTACCACATTTATATAGGATAATGATAAAATTAAAAGACATACTATCTGAAGTAATGAACACTTACCAAGTACAGGCATCTATGATGTCTGATAGAAAAGTATCAATTACCAGTATATTAGACCAAATTAGAGGGTTAGAAAAAGTAACAATTGTAAACAACATTACTCCTGAAGACTATAAACAAAAAGAAAAGATTGAATTTACAAGAGTAAAAATAAAATTTGTGTCTAGAACTGATCCTAAACAAGACTTAGAAATAATGAAAAAATCTATGCTGACTTCTGACCTTAAAACAACAGACATGAGAATAGATGGGTTAAAAAATGTAGTATTTAAACCAGAAACTTTAACTAGATTATAATGGCATTATTTGGGGGATCACGAGACATATCATTATTTCACAAACTAAATAAAGAACTTCTTAATGACATTATTCAAACAGAAGTTGGATATTATAAGTTTGCCTTAGAACGTACAACAGCTAATGTTTATGGGGAATCTATGGGCAAAATGTTTTATGAACCCGTAAGAATCGCGTGTTTAATCGATAGAAAAGATCAAGCTTGGTCGTCCAATGACTTCGGGTCTGACGTTGATCAAACCGTTGGTTATCAGTTTTTAAAAGAAGAATTAAGAAATTTAAATTTAATACCTGAAGTGGGAGATTTATTACTTTTTAGAAATAATTTTTATGAAGTAGATTCAAAAGTAGAAAACCAACTATTTATGGGTAGAGACCCCGATTATGCAATATCTACAGGAACAGTAGATTTTGGAGACAGTTTTTCAATAATCTTAAACACTCATTTATCATTAGTAGAAAAATTAAATTTAATACCTTTAAGAGGAGGGAAATACCCTGCAACAAATAAAGTAACAGACGGAACAGTTAATCCCTTATAATGGCTGATTTTAATAGACCTATACCACAAAGAAGAAATGATAAATTAAGAAATAATTTATTGGCTCCTAACGTTGAAAAACCAGCGGCAGTTGATCCTGCTAAACCTAGTTTTCCAATAGAAGATGTGGTACCTAATAATATTCAACCACAAAAAAGTACAACTACCCAAAAACCATCTAATAGAGGAAGTATAACACGAAGAGATGATGATAATATAAAAGATGTTTCTATAGGTTTACAAGACCATGATGAAGCTATAAATTATTATTTTCATAATGTTATAAAACCATCAGTAATTAATAATGGAGACAGAGTAAGTGTTCCTTTAGTTTATGGTAATCCTGAAAGATGGAAAGGAGTCCAACGAGATGGGTATTTTAGAGACAAAGAAGGAAAAATTCAAGCACCTATCATAATGTTTAAAAGAGATAGTGTTGAAAAAAGAAGAGATTTAGGTAATAAAATGGATGCTAATAATCCTCATCTTTACCAAACATTTCAAGTAAAATACACGAAAAGAAACCAATATGATAACTTTTCATTATTACAAAATAGAGCCCCACAAAAAGAATTCCATAATGTAATTATTCCTGATTATGTTAGATTAAAATATTCATTTATTATATGGACAGATTATGTTGCTCAAAATAATAAAATAGTAGAAGCCATAAATTATGCTTCTGATGCTTATTGGGGTGATCCTGAAAGGTTTAAATTTATGGCGAGGATAGACACATTTGCAAACAATGTAGAAGTATCACAAGGAACTAACAGAATGGTTAAAACAACCTTTGGTTTAGATTTACAAGGTTATATTATACCAGATGCTATGAGTACTAAATTAGCATCACAACCACAAAAACACTTTAGTAAATCAACAGTTAAATTTACTACTGAAACAGTAAGTACATTTGACAAACCAAGAACAAGAGAAGAAATAAGAGAATCAGTAGGAGTACAAAATATACAACAAGAAATAATAGGAGTTGGATATCAAACAATAGGACAAAATAATACAATAGGATAATGGCAAATAAAAAAACACTAAAAGGATACTTTGAAACAGGTGATATACCAAACCAATCACAATATCATGAATTAATAAATTCTAATTTAAATTTAAACGAAACAGGAACCCAAATACTTGTAGGTACATTAAGTTCTTCTTTTTTAGAGGTAGAAAACCACATAACATCATCTGGAAATATAAGTTCAAGTGGTGAAATAACAGCAAATAAATTTTATGCTGATGGTGCACAAACATCTTATATCTCCTTAGATAGTGAAGGTCTAGGTTTAGGAACAAATGGTAGTTGGAAAGTAGGAACCCATATAACAGCCTCAGGTAATATAAGTTCAAGTGGTACTGTTATTGCAAATTTAATTCAAACACCTAGAATAAATGGAACTGGTGGTTCATTGTATATTGCTGATCCTATATATGTAGCAGGTGGCCATATAACAGCCTCAGGTAATATAAGTTCAAGTGGAGACGTATATGCAGAATC